ACGAACATGTTCCGGGTTCCGCCCGGAGGCGGCGCGCCAATCAAGACGCAGGGGGCGCGCATCCAGGACGCCGTCATGCCGCTGCCCTACAAGGAGCCATCCCAAGCCCTGATGCAGTTGGCGGACAACATGGCGCAGACCGGCATGCGCGTCGGCGGGACCAGCGAGCAGGCCGTGGGCGAGGGGCGCGCGGACGCTCCGGTCGGAACCACGCTGGCGATGATCGAGCAGGCGCAGAAGGTCCTGAACGCCGTCCACAAGCGCATGCACGCGGCCCAGGCCGACGAGTTCCGCCTGTTGGTTAAGGTATTCCGCGAGCACCCGGAGAGCTTCTGGGAACGCTGCCGGAAGCCGACAATGCAGTGGAACGAAGAACTGCTGATCCAGGCGCTGAACGACTGTGAACTCGTCCCCCAGGCCGACCCGAACACGGCAAGCCACTCTCAACGGCTGATGAAGGTCGCGGCGCTGAAACAGCTTCAGGCGGCCCAGCCCGGCCTATACGACCCGATCGCCGTGGATAAGATGGCGCTGACGGCCCTTGGCTGGTCGAACCCCGAGCAGTTCATGGCTCCGCCCGCCGCCCAGGGCGCGCCGCCGCCCGAACTGCTGGCCGCGCAGGCGAAGGCAGCGTCGGAAGCGAAGACGGCGGACGCGCGGATGCTCGGCGCGCAGACCGGCGCGGCACTGGCGCAGGCAAAGTTGATGAACCCCGATCAGTCCGGGCCGTCCGAGATGGAGATGGCGCTGAAGGCGAAGGCCGAGGACACGCGGGCGCGGCAGATTGAGTTTCAGCAGCAGCGCGCGGGTGCGGACGACTTAAATCGCGACAAGGACCGTGAAGCCGATCTTGCAATCGAGCAAGCGAAGCTGGTAGCGGACATGTTGCGCCTTGACGCGGAGAGCGCACTACCCGTGGGCGCGGTGCAGGAAGCGCTCACGGACTTGGGGAACGGTATTCATGGGACGGGTTAGCCGGGTTCTGGACTGGTCGAAGCCGCTGAAGGACCAACCGGCGTTCGTTGTGGCCGCTGTTCGCGCGGCTTTGAAACCCCGTAGGGCGTACCAATCTGACGGCGAGGTCGGCGGGGACACTGGGGTCGGCGCGGGAGACAACGACGGCGGCCCAAACGATGCAGGCGCAGGTAACGGCCCGTCCGACGGCGCTGGAGAGGGCACCGACACCTACTCGAACACCGCCGGGGTGCCGGGCATCGGCCTGGTGCCGCCGGCGAAACCCGGTGACGCCCCGTCCACCCCGGACTGGATCGGCCCAAAGCCGTCCGACCCGTTGAACACGGCGTGGCGTAAGCTCGTCCAGCCCGGCACCGGGACGCCCAGCGTCGGGAAGACGTTCGCTCTGGCCGAACTGCCGGAACTTAATCGCGGCGGCGCTGTGGCTCGTGCCCTGCGCGTCGTACGAAGGAGCAGCAAATGATCGATCCAAAGGCACTGCGGGCGACGGCAAAAGCCAAGGCTCACCGACTGGCGAACGGCGACTCGAAGAAGGTGGACGCGTCCACATGGGAGCCGTGCGCGCCGATGAACACGGGCGCGAAGACCGGCATGCAGCCCATCTCGCGGCAGGCGCGCAAGCGCGGCGGCAAGGTCGAGGGCGTGAAAGCCGCTGCCCGGAGCGATCGCAAGGCGCGCGGCGCGCAGTTGGACCAGCAGGAAGTCAACGACTTCGTCAACCGCGACGTGAAGAAGGCCAACGCCGAGAAGTTCGGCGCGCCGCACGACGGCGGGTTCAAGCGCGGCGGTCGGTCTGGGGGCGGCGGCGCGGGCGGGGAGTCGGCGTGGCAGCAACTGAGGTCGCTGTTTGGGAACAAAACACCCGAAACACCCGCTCCCAAGCAGGGATCGATGTTCGAGCGCCGCATAGACAAATACAACCGCGACCGCGCCGCCGCCGCGCCGACCGGCTACGGCGGCAGCGAAGACTTGTCCTCCCCCGGTTCGCCGACGAGCGCCCCCCCGCGCAGCGCACCTTCAGGCGAAGACGTTGCCACCGTTATGTCCCGCCTTCGCAGCGCGCAGCCCACACCTTCCCCCCGGCCTCGCCCCACCGTGGCCGCGAAGTCCGGCCCGACGCCCGGCGAACTGGTTGACAGCGGCACTTGGGACCTCCCAGAACGGCGTTCCCCAGGCGAGGGCGCTATGACTGGCACCGGCCCAGCCAGCGCGGAACCGGAGGGGCGCATGAAAGCCTACAACACCGCGTCCGACATGGGGCTGAAGCGCGGCGGTACGGCACGCAAAGCCCGTGCCTCGGGTGGCCAACTGCTGAACGAACTCGCCGCGTCCACGCAGCGCTCCGGCGTCCCGACAGGCCGCATGGGCTTCACAAAGAAGTCCGGCACGCCGCTTCCCGGATCGATGAACCGTGGCGGTCGCACAGGCAAAGGGGCCGCCACGACCAACATTGTGATCTCGATGGCCCCATCCAAAGGTGCCGCCGCGCCGATGCCGCCGATGGGCGGTGGGGCGATGCCGGTTCCCGTGCCCGGCCCAGGCCCGATGCCGCCGATGGGTGGCGGACTGCCTCCGGGCGCGATGGCCGGCCCGCCGCCGGGAGCGCTGTTGCCCCGCAAGGCTGGCGGTCGCGTGCACCACATGACGGCGGGGGCCGGAAGCGGCGTCGGCCGCCTGGAAAAGATCGCCTGACGTGGCCACATTACGGACGCTCGTCTCTGCGTTCGAGGCGGGCGTCAACGAAAGCATAGCGGAGCACGCGGCGTCCCTGATTTCCGGGTCCGCCGCGGACTTCGCGGACTACAAACGGGTTTGCGGTATCGTAGCGGGTCTGGAACTCGCGCTGGAAATCCTGAAGCAGACGCTTGAACAGGTGGAACGATGAACGAAGAAAAGCAGAAAATACTCGACAGTCTCGGTGATCTGACGGGTATTCACGTCCTGAACAACCAGGTGCTGGTTGTGGTCAATATCCGTTCGGAAAAAACGGCCGGCGGCATCTACCTTCCCGATACTGTGCGAGCCGAAGACGACTTCCAATCCAAAGTCGGCCTGATTGTCGCACACGGGCCGACGGCGTTCGACTCCGGCGACGGCCAATGGTTCAAGGACGACGAACTGAAGCTGCACGACTGGATTGTTTACCGCGCATCGGACGGCTGGGCGCTGAAAATTCGCGGCGTCATGTGCCGAATCCTGTCCGACACGTCCATTCGGATGCGCGTCGACAGCCCTGAAATCATCTTTTGAGGTCAGCATGTCCGAAACTGTGACCGTCCCGGCAGACGACGAAGAAATTCTCGTCGACACCGCCGAAACCCCCGCGCAAACGCCGGAAATGGCGCTCGATGAGGGTGTCGAAGACCTCAAACAAAAACTCGTGGAGGCGGAAAACCGCGTTCGAGAGGCCGAAACGGCCCGCCGCGCCGCCGAAGCGCAGGCGCAACGGGCCGGAGGCGAGGTCGAGGACGTTAATCGCACGCTGGTTGAGACCGCGATCACCCAGATCAAAGAAACACGGTCTCAACTGACACAGAAATACGCCGCCGCGCTGTCCGTCGACGATTTTGATGTCGCCGCCGCCGTTATGTCGGAGATGACGACCACCGCGGCCCACCTGCAAGACCTGGAGCGTGGCCGCGCCGCCATGGAAGCCCGGTCGGCGGAGCCGAAACGCTCCGTTCGCACCGACGACATTGAGCAAACCGCGCAGGCGCTTCCGCCTCGGGCAGCAGATTGGGTGCGTAAAAACCCGGAAACGATCGCGACGGCGGCAAACAAGAATCGGCTGATCGCCGCGCACCACATGGCGTTGGCTGACGGCTACGAAGCCGAAACGGACGACTATTTCCGCTCAATCGAGAAGCACTACGGTATCCGCAAGGCTGAATCACCCCCGCCAGCGCCCGCCAGCGCCCCAGTATCGCGCGGCGCTGTCGCCCCGCAAGGCTCTTCAAGCAACAGGGTCACGCTGACCGCCGATGAGCAGGAAGTCGCCCGAATGAACGGCCTCACCTACCAGCAATACGCGAAACATAAGCTCGAACTGGCCAAACAAGGGAAGCTGCACTGATGTCTCAGACCACAACCCCCGTTCGTCCGCCCGTGCGGCAGGAAGTGCGACCGGAAACGCCGCGCGCAGCCGCTGAGCGCCGTGCCGCCGAGATCATGGGGCACTTCGGCGGGAATCTGCCGGCCGCTCAGGACGAGTTCTACATCTCCCCGGACTCCATCCCGGACGGGTGGGACTACGCGTGGCGTCGACACACCGTCTACAACCGCGAGGACCCAACCTATCAAGTCCAGTTGGCAAGTACCGGCTGGGTGGCGGTTCCGGCGTCTCGGCACCCTGAACTGATGCCGCGCGGCACCGTCGAAACGACAATTCTCCGCAGCGGCCTGATGCTGATGGAACGCCCCATGCAGATCACCGAACGGTTTCGCGCGCGCGACCATCAGGAAGCGGTCAATCAGGTGCGGATCAAGGAGGCCGAACTGGCGGACACGAAACCCGGCCAGATGGACCGCACCGCGCCGAAACTGTCAAAAACCATGGAGAGATTCCAGGTTCCGGATTGATTTCGCTTGACGCCGCGGCGCATTGCGTCCTAGGCGTGTGATTGGCCTCTCTCGGTGAGAGGAGTGATGCAATTGGCCGTAGTCCGCTCGGTGCGTGATGAAGGTTAATCCCGAAAGGGACGAACTCTCATGGCGAATACCAATGCGCCGTTTGGCTTCATGCAAGCCTTCGGCAGCGCGGGCGGTGCCCCGACGTTCTCGACCTCCGTCCGCCGAATCGCGTCAACCAACGCGACCGCGATCTACCAAGGCGACCCGGTCATGCCGGTCATCTCGACCGCCAACGGGTATATCACCCAGGCAGCGGCGGGGACCACGAACCTGGCCGGCGTCTTCTCGGGGTGCAAATACACCTCCGTCTCCCAGAAGCGCACGGTGTGGTCGAACTTCTGGCCCGGCTCCGACGCGACCGGCGACGTGACCGCCTACATCATCGATGATCCGAACGCTCGGTTCACGGTGCAGGGCAACGGCACCACGTTCAACATCACCGGCACGTCCACGACCTGGACCTCTTCGCCGATTGGGCAGTACGCCCAGTTCGCGATCGGCACCGGCAACACAGCCACAGGGCTTTCCGGGGCGTATCTGAACACGCTCGGAACCACCGTGACGCTCCCGTTCATCGTCATCGACCTCGTCACGTCCCCGCCGGGATTCAACGGCACGGACCCGACGACGGCGTATAACCAAGTCATTGTCGGCTTCAACAACGAGATCATGCGCTCCAACGGCGCTGGTCCCACCGGCATCTCGTAAGGAGGCTCGACCATGGCCGTTAATCTTTCATCCATTCGAGACCTTCTGTTTCCGGGCCTCCGTGGCGTCGAGGGGAAATACGCTCAAATCCCCTCGCAGTTCGACAAAATCTTCACCAAGTACACGTCCGGCATGGCGCTGGAACGCACCGCCGAAATGCGGTTCCTTGGACCGGCCCGTCTGAAGACTGAAGGCGGCATGACGACGTTCGACTCCGGTTCGGGCGAGCGCTACGTCTACAACCAGGAGCACAACGAGATCGGCCTTGGCTATGCGATCACACGCAAGGCCATTGACGACAACCTCTACAAGTCGCAGTTCCCGTCGTCGAACCTCGGGCTGGTCGAGAGCTTCCACCAGACCAAGGAAATCTACGGCGCGAATGTCCTGAATACCGCCACCACCTACAACGCGGCGATCGGCGGCGACGGCGTGGCACTGTGCTCCACCGCGCACCCAATCGACGGCAGCACGATTGCCAACACGCCGACCACGCAGGTCGATCTGAACGAAGGATCGCTGCTGAACGGCATGATCTCCATCCGCACGAACTTCCAGGACCTCGCCGGCCTGAAAATCTTCGCCCGTGCGCGCAAGCTGGTCGTCCCGCCGAACCTCGAACCTGTGGCTATCCGCCTGACCAAGACGGAACTGCGCCCCGGCACCGCGGACAACGACGTGAACGCCATACAGTCGGCGGCCGGCGGCCTGTCCGAAGGCTACATCGTCAACGACTTCCTGACCTCGGCCTACGCGTGGTTCCTGATGACGAACATCGCCGGGCTGTCCTACATGGAGCGCCGCCCGTTCGAGACGGACATGCAGGTGGACTTCCTGACACAAAACCTGTTCGTCACGGGCTACGAGCGCTACTCGTTCGGCTACTTCAACTGGCGCTCGATCTGGGCTTCGTTCCCGACCTCGTAAGGAGTTCCAGACCGTGAGCATTACCGCATTTTCCGGCCCGGTGATTGCCTTCGG